TCTGTACCCACAGTTGTACCAGTCGTGTTTTGAATCGTACCCGCTTTAACCGGGCCGCTGAAAGTTGTAGTACCCATCTTGTATCACCTCGATGTACGCATCTACCTCGTCAGTCCGCGTACTGTCGTTTTAAGTCTGACGAGTTTGGTTTATGTAAAAAGGGCGGGAGCCGCTTGGCCCCCGCCCATCTTGCTACGCTCCGGGCGATCCGTAGATACCGAGCGGATCACTAACGCCGAAGGAAAATCTCTCCCTCGCCTTATAGCGAACATTGCCGGTATCGAAATCGCCGTCCATGCTGGTCTGAAGAGGAGTTCTGTTGAACCCCTTCATCCCATTCGGGACATCAGTGATCAGGAACCAAGCGTCCGTATCCGTCAGGAAATGGTTAACCTTATAACCATCAGGAATCGCGCCATTGGTGCGCAGAGCATTGATGTCGTTGTCCGCAGTACCGGCTCTGAGTTCAGAGTCAAGTACCCGTGTTGCCACGAACATACTGTCAGGAGGAATAATCAACCTCTTGGGACGTGCTGCGATCTTGAGCCCACGCTGGTCAGTGAATGATGCGATATCAATCACAGCCTGCTCCAGCGAAGTCTCATTGAGATCAGAAGCAGTACTCGGCGTATTGCTGTTCGTCCCACCGCTAACCAGCGGATGAGCCGTGCTGAACAGAACAACGCCATCACCACTCTGAAACGAACCACCACTCTGCCCATTATTGAGCGGAAAGGCAGCCTTCGTCTGCTTGGTATACGCCATGCCACGCGCAAGTGCCTTCGTGTATCTGGCAGAGACTGAGTCGTAGAGATTATCCTCTACGGCCTCTTCCGTGATAGCAAAGCCCATTGCAACAGTTTCATGGTTGTACCGAGCGGTGAAGAACTCCTGCGCAGTGTCATAGGCAATACCAGCACCCTCTGCCTTTACAGGAGCCTGCCCAAAGCCGGACAGCTGAACTTCCTCCTCGAATGCCCTATCCGAGGATTCCATATCGTAGATTTCAGTGTGTTCATTGTCGTACGTATCGTACTCCAACCCAAACAAGGCATTCAAGCCAGGAAGGAGTTCTTTCATCATTTGGGCTCTTGAAATAGCCATATCTAATTACTCCTTTCCTAGAGACCAGGACCATCGATCCAGAAACTAATCTTCGGATCGATCATCACTATGCCGTAGCTATAGGTTGTGCTGGCAGTACCTGCCATGTCGCTGGTACCGTCAAGGTTGGTAAGTCCGACAAGCCTAAGATTCGCAGCAGTTGTCGCACCAGCCGTACTTGTATCTAGACACATTCCGCTCATCCCACTAGTGCTATTACCAGTATTGAACTCGATATCGTAATTGAGTCCAATTGCCAGCCTAGTCAGCGTAGTGTTCCCGTCAGACCCGTCAGATATCTGAATCGTATACAGCTGATAAGGATTGACAAGAACATGTGCAGTTGTGCCTTCTGCCGTGATTGTATCAGTATACTTATTAGAGAACGTCATTCCTCCGTCGTTATTAGTGTACTCACAACCAACAAAAACACCAAGAACTGGCGTATCCGAAACAGCGCTCATAGCCACGACAGTTCCATCAGAAACGAGCTTAACCACATCACCATGGAAAAGGTCTGTAGCCTCACTTGCTACGATATTAAAAGCCATCGTATTGCTGGGATCGTAACCACTGCCACCGGCAGAGTAGACGCGCAAGCCACCTTCACTTGCAGCCATTGTTTTTCCCCTAAAATTCAGACAACGGCACTAACTGGAGTACTTCTCCTAAGAACCGTCGCCAAATGTGACACGAGTACTTCTCTCCGAAGGAAGGAGAGGCATTCTCGAATCTTCTTCGCGCAAATAGCTATTGTCCACGGCTTCCATCTGGCTGTCTGCCACATCCTTCAGATATGCTCTCTTCATAGCAATTGTCTCTTCAGGAATCTTGCAAAGCATCAAACCACCAATAACAGCATGCCCGTCAAATCGAGTATCGATATCAGGCAAGATCTTGAGTTCAGGGTGATCTTCCAACCGTACTGGCTCCCATCCCTCGCGGAACTTCCGCGAAACATTCGTGTTGTCCTGTTCACCCCGCATGGATGTTCGTACCCATCGAAAGGCATAACCATCCTGCGGATCAGGCACTGGGAGTACCGTGGGGGGTACCCATGTCTTGGGCCTCGCTTCCGAGTCCCTTTCTTTGAGTTCCCTCTTCATTCGCACGTCCTTGGTTTCTTTATCGAACCTCGTCTGGTTGTCAGACATTTGACTTCTCCAGTTCTAGGACTTGCCGGGCATATTGCTCGGGAGTTACGCCAAGTCGCTTTGCGAGTGCGACCTGCGTGGCCGTTAGCTGCACTTTGTTCTGCGTAGCACCAGAACTTCTTCTGGCTGGAGCTACGACGGATGACCTTCTCTGAGCCTCCTGCTGACGGCTCGGGGCAGATTGCTCTGCCGCAGACTCATCGAACTTCTCTGGAAACCTTTCCCTCATCCTGCCGTCTATCTTCTGATAGTAGTCATTCGAGGAAGGGTTCACCTTCTCATCCGTAACTAACGTCTCATGCACTGCTTGTGCATAAGCCGTCATTTCACGATCAGATCCGAACCAATCGTTCTTAGATGCCCATTCAACAGCCTTCGGATCAGGTTTTTGCTGCTGTGGTTGCGACCGGGGTACAGCCGCAGGAGCTGCCATCTCTCGCGAGACAGCAGGTGCGTATTCATCCGCCTTCTTCGAGTCATACGAAGCAAACGAAAGTGCTTCTTGCGCGTCAACTATCGCGTCACTGTCGCCTGAATCAAGAGCTTGCTTATACTGATCTTTGGCATGCCCAACATCAGAACTGGTACGAGCTTTGACCTCATCAATGAGCATCTTTTCACCCTCATTGATAAGACCTTTCAGGTCTTGATTCTCCTTGGCGACTTGCTGTGCGTATCTGACAGCTTCAGCTTGCATCCTCTGGAAAGACTCCTTTGCCTTTCTTTCCTGATGGTACTGGTATTTAAGTTTGTTGATCCTCTTCTCGATTGGATTGCCAGCATCTCTCTGGTCAACATCCCGCTGGGATAACGCATCTTGATCGTGTTGAATATCACCGGCAGGACGATCATCCACAACTTCTACTTCGAGAGGACCATCTTCAGGTGCAACATCCCCGTGCGTAAATACCTCTTCACTCATATGACTTTTACTACACCTCTCGGATCTGAAATGACAGCTTCCACGGTGTCATCATTTATGAGACGGAACTCCTGACCGTTGGCATTCATCCTCGTACCAGAATACGACCGCATGATTATGTAGTCGCCAACCTCGCACCAAGGACCAGTCGGGAATTTTTTTTCATCCAAATAAGCAAGATCACCAATTTTAAGGACTAGACCCGTAATACTTCCAATCTCTTCATGTTGTACAGCTTGGTCAGTTTTATAGATCCCACCCTTTGTCTTATCAGCAACCTTGGGCAACGCAATGAGTATCTTCCACCCTTTAGGATCTGGAAGCTTCTCACCGATCACCTTCAGAATTTCTTCGTAATCCTCCGTATCATGACTAATATCAACCGCAGCTTCTGACATTTAAAACCCTTATGCAGTGGCTTATGTGGGGGCCACAGTTCCCCGGCGTCCACAATGGACGAAGCATCAGCCAAACGGCTGAAGACAGTTCAATGCTCTATAGGAGCCCAAGCTTTCTCAATTCTGCCATCAAGAGTCTCTCCTGAGCTGGGCTGAGATTCATCGGACTTCCTTGATGGGGTGAATAGGTAGGCGCACCCACTCCTCCCATTGGAGAGCCCGGTCCGAACCGGCCACTCGCACCCGTGGTGGGGCGAGCATTCGCACCCGGAGCGTATCTCCCCTGATTCACCTTTGAAGTTTGCGGCCTAGGAGCATTCGGCCTAGGTGGAAAACCGGTAGGCATAGGGAGTCCGGGGCCAGCCTGGGGACGGATACGAGACTGATCGCTTCCGGCTGGAGCAAACCCTCCGGTCACATGAGTCTGGGTCACTGGATTGGGTCCGGTCCCAAATGTGGGTATGGGTGACTGGCTTCCGGGCGAAGCGGGTGCGGGTGGCTGCGCTCTTGGGGTGAATGTGA